CCCGGTTCAACAACCAGTTTCAGCCACGCCGCAGGCGCAAGTGATGTCGCCATTGCAGCCCCCTGTGCTGCTACAGCAGCAGTTTCCTGTCCCATCATCATTTTGCTAAGGGCAGCAGCAGCCACTCTTTGTGCCTGCCATTGAAGAAACATTTTTACAATTTCTTTGCCCAAATTCTGCAAAGTTTTTCCAAAGTTCTGCCCATCAACAATAGCATTAGCAAATCCTTGTGCCAGCCCATCCTTTAAAGTGTTAGCTGCTTCCAACGCAAAACTTGCATATGACTGTTCCGCCTCAAGTCGCCAGTCATAATACTGCTGCATCAATTCCTGCTTTTCAGCCTGATTTTGTAAAAAGGCAGCCTTTTCTTCATCCAAGTAAGAAATATACCGTTCCAGTTCGCCCTGCTTTTGCATTTCATCCAAATCGGCCTTCAAAGCCTGCAGCAACGTGGCTTGTGACATCAGCTGTTCATTCATGTCTTTGTTGATCTGAATTTGGGATGCAGCAGCTTCCTGCTCTGCAGTAACCTGTGCAGCCTTTCTTTGTTCAAGCATTGCTAACGCATTGGCGATAACGGTATCATCACCGGTTTTCATGGCACGTTCATATAACTGCTGCGCTTCAGTTGCAGCATTAGCAAATTTATTTTTCCATTCCTCAACGGCATATATCCGCTGATCTCGTTCTTTAACAATATTGGCATATACCTGATCGAATTCACTTAACCCGCCAATTTTAATATCCATTGTGAAGTTATTAAAATCACGCTGCATATCCAGAGTTTTCTCTTTGGCAGTATTAAGCTTCTCATTGATCCTGTCTATTTCACGGCTTATTTTGTCGATACCAGCCGCTTTACTGCCAGTTTTTCCAATACCCGCTGCAGTGTTGCCTCCTATACCCAAGTTGTTTACATCAGCATTTTGAAACACCGGTTTATTATCATTCTTTACAGGCTCTATATCCGGGCGATAACTGAACATCATTTGCTGTGCATCCATTTCGGCAAGTTTTACATCAGAAGCCATTAAAAGACTTTTACCGTGTTCAGTCATTTCAGCACTTATCTCAGGCGTCCCGCCTACAGCCTTTGTTATAGCCGAAGAAGCTACACCAGCATAATAAATGATACCGCCCAAAACTTTCTGTATATATGCTCCCATTCTTCCTGTAGCAAGGCTCATTGCATTACAAAGCATATCCCATTGTTCTGATAACCAATCCCAATTTTCAAACATAGCATAAGCCACACCACCAACGACAGCACCCAATGCAATCACAGGCGCAGAAATTATCCCTGCGCCGACGGCAAGCGTTCCCATAGTACCAACAAGTGCGACTATGGCCGGTATGGCAACACCTAAAGCAGCACCTGCAATCACTGCCATTGAACCAGCAAAACCTGACGGTATTTCACGGATAGCATCAGCAAGTCCTATACTTTTTACTTTTTCAGTGAATTCCCCTAATGCATCCTGCGCACCTTTAAGCTTTGGTTTGATGTCAAAAGCTTCAATGATTTCATCACCAATGACAACCATGCTTTGAGTAACACTGTCCTGAATGTTGCTCATAATACCATTAACAGTTTGCGCCTGCTGTTCCATCATCCCACCAAACTTACTGTTCATGCCGCTGATAACAGCTTGAATACCTTCTGCCGCAGATATTTGCCCTTTGCTGGCTTTATCCATAGCCGTAGGTATATCAGTGCCAATTTTATTAGCCAGCATTTCCCATGCCGGAACACCGGCTTCAGCAAGTTGTAGCATTTCTTCTGCGCTGACTTTGCCTTTGGCCTGCATCTGACCTATTGCCAAAGTCAAACGCTGAATGCCTTCTTCACCTATACCCAATGCCGCTGCGCTGTCACCTACAGCAGTCAATATCGGAATTACCTGTTCCGCACTGAATCCGAAAGCAAGAAGCCTTTTAGAAGCATCCAAAACGCCCGGTAATTCAAATGGCGTACTGGCCGCAAATTTTTCAAGTTCACTTAAAAAGCTTTTTGCCTTCTCACCATCTTTCAAAAGTGTAGTAAAAGCAATCCGTGTCTGCTCCATTTGCCCGGCAGCTTTTACTGAAGCAAGCCCCAAAGCCCCCAAAGCTACACCTACACCGGCAATAACACCTAACGTGCCTTTATTTATGCCTAAGTTATCACTGGCAAAGGTGCGTTTAACGTTTTTCTGCAGCGCACCCATTTCTTTATTAAATTCATTTATCCGTGCGCCAATAACTACTTGTAAACGTGCTACTTCTGCCATCATTTCACCTCCTATTCATATCCAAATTCTTCAAAAAGATCCTGCGCTATTTCAGATTGTTCCTTAGAGGAATTACGCTTTTTCCTGTGTGCAAAAAAGCTTTTCAGTTCCGGACGCTTCTTTTTACCTGAAGCTATGCAAACATTTGGGTATGTGATCCAGCTGATAACAATATCTTCTAAATGGTCATATCTGCGCTGCCATCCGTCCAACATCAAAAAAATATCTGCAAGGCACAACCGTTCTACTTCCCACGGCTTTAAATTCAATTCACCATAACACCACGGCAAAAGTTCATCCAGCAATTCTGTAAAGCTTTTTGTTACTTCCCCACTTCTTCATCATCAGGCGGCGCTTCAATTTCCAGCGTATTATTTTCAGTTTCCAGCACCTTCCTGGCAAACCCAAAAACACCCGCTTTGCTCAAGGCAATGATAACAAGTGTCTGCAAACTTTCACTGCTGTTATCCAGCAGCCACTCATCCATCCAGTTATAAACCTGTTGGATAGTCACTTTTTTGTCATACGCAGCCAAGCCAACATACAGGCATTTTGCCAAATCACCTAAAGCAATAACGCCGCCGTTCACCATTTTGTAAACATTGTGGTCATCCAGCATCCTTTCAAGCTGGCTTACCCCTAAAGCATTAAACTTGATTTTTCTTTCTTTGCCGCCTAAATTGATCGTCACACTTCTGTCCAAGCTCATTTTCATCGCTCCTTTGGTATAGAAAAAGCAGGGCCTTCAAAGCCCTGCTTTAATTATTATTTTGATATTTCTTATTATTCGGCAGCATTCAAGATACTGTCACAGTAGCAATGTTGCTATAACCGTTCTTGTCGCCGCCATTTACCTTTAAACGAAAGTACGCCTTGCCGCCTTTTACCCCGCTTACTTCTGCGCTGGTCGCAGTGTTTTCAATCGCTACATCCGTATCTGTAAATTCAGTTCCATCTTCACTCTGCTGTAAAACAACAGCAGCAGCACCAGCAGGTGCAGCAAAGGTCAGGTTCACTGTCCCTGCACTTTCAGATGTAGCAGCAATGTCAGAGATCGCATTTGCTGTGTTGCGCGGGTCAGGCTCATTAGTAACAAATTCAGGTTTTCCGATGCCGCTAAGCGTCATGGTAACAGTAGCAACATCATCATGCGGATTATCGTCACTGAATTCCGTGATATTCGCAAAACCTTTTACAGCATTACCATATTTATCAAGGCGCATGATATGCACTGCAATATCATTCACGAAAGCATATTTCAAAGCATCCAGCATTTCATTATTTACTTTATAAACGCCTTCCTGCTCAATACTCCAGCTTTTAGTCCCTTGCAGGCTTTCACCCCAGCCGCCGCTTGCTTTGTCACTGCCGTCGATTTCGTCCCCGCTCATGGAAAGCGGCGAATTACGCTGTCCGCCGACTAAACCCCATTTAGGATTTTCAACAGTAGCGCCTTCACCATAGTTCAAAAACAACAGCAGGCTTTTACCAGCCAGCGTTTGACTTTTGTTTGGCTGCATAGGGAAATTAGCTGCTTTGATAATTTCATTCATTCTTTTCTACCTCCTACATTTCTTTTTGTTCAACTTTTACTATGACACGTACAACGCCATGCTGCCAGACAGTCCCATCTTCATATTCTTCCTTGAAGGCTTCCACCATATCAATCTCCAAACCATGAAAATAGTAACCGGCAATCTCAATCTGCTCCAGCTCAGCAGAACCGGTCAAAACCTGTACAATATCGTCAAGCATTTCATCCAGTTCTTTTTTTCCATGATAATTACTGAAAGCATTGATATTCACCGTAACCTCCCAAACAGGGCAATCACGCTTAGCACTTGACGGCTTACCTGTAGTTTCGCCAATAACCAAATACCTGCTGTCTACAAGTTCTCCATCTTCAAAAGGCGTGCTGTCGTCATAGACATTATAGCCGCGTATATTACTGCTCAACGCTTTATATACAGCGGCCTGCACAGCTGTTAAAGGCACATTTCTAATCATTTAGGCATCTCCCTTAACACTTTTTTTATATCATTTTCGATCCTCGGCTTGCCGCTCTGATAAGCAGGTGTCATATAGGGACGTGCAGGCCGTGCCGGAATATGGACTACACCTTTTCCCGGCTTACTGCTTTTATGCACAAAACGTCTGAAACCTCTGCCATCAATCCGCAAAGCCAGTTTAGGTTTTCCGCCTTTTCTTGCTCTGCTGCGCGGCCGTACTGTAGCAGCTGCTGCACCAAATTCTACAAGATGCGCGTATGGCACATTAGTGCGGACAGTAGATGTTATAGCCGTACTGTCGAACCTTGTGCGTATACTTTTACGCAGTTTGCCGCTTCTGCGCGGTACACGGCTGCGTGCTTCTTTACCAATATTTTGTCCGCCAAGCCGGATAGCTTCTGAAATTTTTTCGGTTGATTTTGTATCATACGCTTTCAAGCGCCGCAGGGCTTCGTCCAGTCCCTCGACTTCAACAGACATGCGCATGCTTCTGCTCATAATGGTTTTACCAGCTTTGTTTCAATTTCCAGATAACCGTTATCCAGATCAGAAATATTCAGCAGTTCATATATCAGATTTTTACACCGAATGCGCATGGTTACATCAGGCATTTTCGCGCCGCTGCACCTGCGAACTGTAAAAAACACAGGCACATAATTTACATGCTCTCCCATCAGCTCACGCCTTGAAGCAGGACGTTCACTTTTAGCTGCCCACAGTTTAAAAGCTTCAGAATACATTGCTGGCATCTTACCGCCCAATTCGTCACGCACTGTTTCGGATTTCTGTAAAAAAGCGATCCTGTGCTTCAACATTCCCGGATTCATAATGTTA